ATAACCGCAGGTAAAGTTGTACCTATGGTTGATATTATCATTACAACTCAAAATTGGTCTCAATACGTTGAAACTGCATTATTTGTTGATTTAGATTATAATCCTTCTCCACCATTTATTACTGTAGTGAGAAGTCCTGAAGTAAAGTTTGGAACCAATCCTTCATTACAATATACCATACCAAATAGAAAACAATTTTATTATGCCTCGGTTCCAACATGGAATGGTAATGAACAAGGTATGGATATCTACACGATACCTCAACCTGTACCAGTAGACATTACTTATAGCGTTAAAATTATTTGTAATAGAATGAGGGAACTTAACCAATTGAATAAAGTGGTTATGCAAAAATTCTCATCAAGACAAGCATATACGTTTATTAAGGGTCAATATGTTCCAATCATCATGAACAATATTTCTGATGAATCACAAATGAGTTTAGAGTCAAGAAAGTATTATGTTCAAAGTTATGACTTCACTATGTTAGGTTACTTAATTGATGAGGAAGAATTTGAGGTTAAACCCGCAATTGCTAGAGTTGCTCAGGTTATGGAACTTGATACTTCCACATTTAAAAGAAGAAAAAATAAATTTCCTGAAAATCCTGACGAATTTCTTTCTAACTTTTTATATGTTGTTGGAAACAATACTTTAAGTGATGTGGTGGCATATACTGCAAACTTAACTTGGGTTAACTCTTCAAATGTTGAGTCATATGATGTTTACATTAATGGGGATTATTTTGGAACTGATGTACAAAAAATTCAAATTACAACAAACGATGTTTTAAGGATAGATGTGGTTAAAACCGATGGCACTCAAGAGGCAAGTATTAAGTTTGAAAATACCTTAGTTTAATCCTCTCCGTAGATATCTTTCTTTTCTTTACACTTTTCAAGTATCAAATTTTCCAAAAATTTATAAATCTTTATTCCATGTTTCTCACAGTACTTTTTTAGTATTTCGTGTGCCTTAGGGTCTATTTTAATGTTCTTGATTTCTTTCTTTGTTTTCATAGGTAGAAAAAAGGTAGAATTTATTCATACCGTTTACAAATACATATTCAAAAGTCAAGTTTTTTGTAGTAGTAATGAATATTTATGATTAAAATAAATCTGCAATAGAATTAATTAAATAATGGCAACACAAGTAAATCAAAAAGTTTTTGTATCACCTGGAGTATATACATCTGAAACGGACTTATCATTCGTGGCTCAGAGTGTAGGTGTTACGACCTTAGGTTTGGTAGGGGAAACACTTAGAGGACCTGCATTCGAACCTGTTTTTATAACTAACTATGACGAGTTCCAAGCATACTTTGGGGGAACCGAACCAACTAAATTTGTAAACACACAAATTCCAAAATATGAAGCGGCGTATATAGCCAAGTCATACTTACAACAATCTAACCAATTGTTTGTGACTAGAGTATTAGGTTTATCAGGATATGATGCGGGCCCTTCTTGGAGTATTAGAGTTACTGCTAATGTTGACCCATTAACCATCGGTATAGTCGCACCAACAGGTGGAACGGTTTTCACGTCAACATTTACAGGTTATTCTTCAGGAAGTACAGTATCTTTAACTGCATTACCTAGCGATATCCAAGTTAACTTATTTAATCAATACAGATTATCTGACGGTAGTACGTCAACTTATAACGATGATTTCAATAGTAATTTAAGTAATATTATCGATACCCCATCTTTATCTGCAACTACAATAGCGTTCTATGGTTCAATACCATCATCAGACTATTGGAATTTAGTTAGTCAATATTCAAATCAACTTAACGTTTTTGATTCTGATTCTAATAACTTAGATACTAACGATTTAAGTTCAGATGCTAACGACCCTTGGTACTACGCAACATTTAGTAATGATGCAAACGTTAACAATAACTACACAGGATATTCGTTCTATTATAATGTGTCATCATTAACTGATAACAATGATGGTACTTTTACAGGTCAAATCACAGGTGAAGTATTTAGTTTCACAGGTACCGCTTATACTGAATACAATAACATGGTTATAGCAACATTACGTTCAAGAGGTATTTCGTTATATTCTAACGACGCAAATCTTGACCAACACGGACCTATTTATGAAGTTAGTAGTCTTACTGGCGTAACATTAGTTTCAACAGGAGAATATTCAGGTATAACAAATTCACCATACGAAGGTTTCTTACTTTCAGGTGTAACTAAAGACGGTGATAGTTTCTCATTTGAGACATCATTATCCGCGGCATCGCCTAAATTTATAACTAAAGTATTGGGTACTGATAACTTTGGAAAAACAAGAAATGAAGTTCCTTTATTTGTTGAGGAAATTTATCCGAGTTCATTATCGTACGCTTACAACCAAGGATATATTAAAGGTATTAATCCTGAGTTAGTTGCTTTAGAAGATGCTAGAAGTGAAGACCCACAATCAATCGCATATAAAGTTGAAAGATACCAATCACCTGAAACACCTTATTTAGTTTCTGAGTTAAGAGGTAATAAAGTTTATAAATTATTTAAATTTATTTCTATTTCTGATGGAGATGATGCGAACGTTGAGGTTAAAATATCTATCGCTAACTTATCATTTAATAACATGACGTTTGACGTACTTGTTAGAAACTTCTTTGATACGGATGCGAATCCTGTGGTTATTGAAAAATTCACTAATTGTAATATGGACCCTAACTCTAACAACTTTGTTGCTAAGAAAATTGGTTCATCAAACGGTGAATACGCATTAATCTCTAAATTTGTTATGATTGAATTATCAGATGAAGCACCGATTGACGCAATTCCTTGTGGGTTTTATGGATACACTCAAAGAGAATATGAGTCAACGTCTAATGTTTCACCAGTACCTCAATTCAAAATTAAATACTATTTCCCTGGAGAGGTTGTTTATAACCCTCCATTTGGAACAACAGCAAATGCTACTGAATCTGCGGGAGACATTGTTAGAAGGTCTTACTTAGGGTTTTCAAGTCAATTTGGTATTGATGAATCATTCTTAAGTTACAAAGGTAAACAAAATCCACCAAATTGGGTTAATTCAGCATTACCTATTGACGGTCAGGCTTGGAATTACTTAAGTAAAGGTTTCCACATGGACTCAGGTGCTACTGTAGTTACAATCGCTAACTCATATCAAACAAGCGGTCAAACCGCATTTGAGTGTGGTGTTGCGGATTTCAGATTCGACCCTGAAACTCAAGAAAACCCATATTACTTTATCTACTCAAGAAAATACACATTATGTTTCGCAGGTGGATTTGACGGATGGGATGAATATAGAGAATTCAGAACTAATCAAGACAGATTCCAATTAGGAGCATCAGGTTACTTAGCAGGAGCTTCAGTTTCTACAAGATATCCTACAGCAACGGGAGAAGGTTTGTTTAAGAGAATTATTATAAACAATAATACTCAAGATTTTGCAAATACTGACTACTACGCTTACTTACTTGGTATTTTAACATTTGCAAATCCTGAAGCAACAAACATCAACGTGTTTGCGACTACAGCGATTGATTATGTTAACAACTCAAATCTTGTTGAAGAAGCTATCGATATGGTTCAATATCAAAGAGCTGACTCTGTGTATATCGCAACAACTCCTGACTACTTAATGTATACTCCAGATGGAACTAACTCTTTAGATATCATTTACCCACAAGAGGCAGTTGATAACTTAGATAACACAGGAATTGACTCAAACTATACAGCAACTTATTACCCATGGATTTTAGTAAGAGATACTGTGAACAATACACAAATCTACTTACCACCAACAGGTGAAGTTTGTAGAAACTTAGCATTAACAGATAATATCGCGTTCCCATGGTTCGCATCAGCGGGTTACACAAGAGGTCTTGTAAACTCTATCAAAGCACGAACTAAATTAACTCAAGAAGATAGAGATACGTTATATCAAGGTAGAATTAACCCTATCGCGACTTTCGCAGATGTGGGTACTGTAATTTGGGGTAACAAAACGTTACAAGTTGCTGACACAGCTCTTAACAGATTGAACGTAAGAAGATTATTACTTCAAGCTCGTAAGTTGATTTCAGCAGTGGCGGTAAGATTATTGTTCGAACAAAACGACCAAATCGTTAGACAACAATTCTTAGACAGTGTTAACCCAATCTTAGACTCAATCAGAAGAGACAGAGGTTTATACGACTTCCGCGTAACAGTTTCTTCAACACCTGAAGACTTAGATAGAAACACATTAGTAGGTAAAATCTACTTAAAACCGACAAAAGCGTTAGAATTTATTGACATAGAATTCTTCATTACTCCGACAGGAGCTTCGTTCGAGAATATTTAATAAAAAACAATGGGGGGAATAAATCCCCCCTTTAGCCAAATGAGAAAAAAATTAACAGAAGGATTTAAAGGTGAAGGTTCACCAGATATGAAATATTACGCGTTCGATTGGGATGATAATATTGTACATATGCCGACGAAGATTATTGTAAAAAGTGAAGACGGGGAGGAGATTGGAATGTCAACTGACGACTTTGCGGAACACAGACATCATTTAGGTAAAGAACCTTTCGAATATAAGGGTGAAACTATTGTAGGTTATGGAGATAAACCATTCAGAAATTTTAAAACTGAGGGTGATAAAGATTTTATAATTGATGCGATGAGGGCTAAGGAAGGTCCTGCGTTTGACGATTTTAGAGAAGCAATAAATAACGGGTCAATTTTTTCTATAATTACCGCGAGAGGACACAACCCAAACACTCTTAAACAAGCAGTTTATAATTACATTATAAATGATTATAATGGAATTAGTAAAGATGAGTTAGTTAAAAACCTTAAAAAATACAGAACGTTTGTAGATGAAGAAGATATGAGTGACGAAGAGTTAATTAAAACTTATTTAGACCTCAATAAATATCATCCAGTTTCGTTTGGAGATGAAGCGGGAGCAGTGAATCCTGAAGAAGCTAAGGTGGATGCTATGGAAGAATTCGTAACTTATATTAGAGAACTCGCATCTTCTTTAAATAAGAAAGCTTTTTTAAAGAATGATGTTAATAATAATTTTATTCCTAGTAAGCCTTCTATAGGTTTTTCAGACGATGACCCTAAGAATATAGAAGTAATGAAAAAACATTTTAAAAATAAACCAGATAATATAGTAAGAACTTATTCTACAACTGGAGGTACTAAAAAAGAAGTCTAGTTAAAGAATACCATTTTTAAAATTTTAAGTAAATAGAAAAATTTTTCAAATGGATATATTTATCGATATAAACATAGAAACAAAAATTAAAATAATATGGCTGATTTACTAATGAAAATGCCGATTCCTTATGAACCGAAAAGACAAAACCGATTCATTTTAAGGTTTCCATCAAGCTTAGGTATTAACGAATGGTTTGTAGAAAGTACTGCAAGACCTAAAATTAAAATCGCACCAACTGAGATACAATTTTTAAATACCTCAACCTATGTTGCTGGTAGATTTAATTGGGATGAAATACCTGTTAAATTTAGAGACCCGATTGGGCCTTCTGCATCACAAGCTCTTATGGAATGGGTTCGTTTACACGCCGAATCTGTAACAGGTCGTATGGGATATGCTGCTGGTTACAAAAAAGATATTGACCTTGAGATGTTAGACCCAACAGGAGTTGTAGTTGAAAAATGGATTCTATACGGCACATTCCTAACAAGTGTTGACTTTGGTTCATTGGCGTACAGTACCGACGCTCTTGCGGATATTAGCGTATCTTTAAGAATGGATAGATGCGTATTGGTTTATTAATTATTTAATATAAATTAAAAACACATGTGTTGATAAAAAATTAATACTAATTATATTTAACCGTAAAGACATAAACTTTACGGTTATTTTTTTATATGGAAAATCAAACAAACGAACACTTACAATCAAACTTTTCACTTCCTCACGACGTGGTACCATTACCGTCCAAAGGAATTTTTTACAAAAATAAAAAAAAATCTATTAAGGTTGGTTATTTAACCGCTAACGATGAAAATCTATTGATGGCGGGAGGAGACGACATGACTCAAAATCTTTTGAGGTCAAAAATTTATGAACCCGATTTACGTATTGAAGATATGTTGGAAGGAGATGTTGAAGCGGTTTTAATTTTTTTAAGAAATACTGCGTTTGGGCCTGAAATGGAACTTACTTTAACCGACCCAGTAACAAGAAAACCGTTTAAATCAACAATATTATTAGACCAACTAAGTATATCACAAGGTAATACACCAAATGAAGACGGTACATTTATAACAACTCTACCAAAGTCAAATTCAACAGTTAAATTAAGACCAATGACATATGGAGAAATAATTGAAAATCAAAGAATTATTGACTCATATCCTTCAGGAAGGACTCCTCCTAAAGTAACATTAAGACTCCAAAAAGAAATTATTGAAGTAAACGGTATAACCGATAAGGGCGAAATCGCCAAATTTATAGAACAAATGCCAATTTTAGATTCAAAATACATAAGAAATTTTATGGATGAGAATGAACCAAAGTTGGATATGAAACGAGTAGTTACAGCCCCATCAGGAGAAAAATTGACAGTTAATGTTGGTTTCGGGGTGGACTTTTTTCGCCCTTTCTTCTAACTATAGGAAAAATCAACTTGACGAATTTTACTATTTATCAACATTAATGAACATTACTTACCAAGATTTTCAATCGATGCCTCTCTTTACAAGAAAGTATCTTTTAGATAAATGGATTGAAGATAATAAAAAGGACTGAAAAATCAGTCCTTTTGTATTTATACAATAACTAACATACTTAAAAAATGGCAAAAGGTGTAAAAACAGGTATTTCTGATGATGTAAAAAATGCTTATAGATTACCAAGCGTTGAAGAATTTACAGAAGCTTATAAAGGTATAAGTGCAGGTGCAATTAAAATTAATGCCTCTTTTGGGCAAACAAAACAAAGACTTGTAGAAATACAAACCGCGATTGCCGACACCGCTCCTGGTGTAAAGAGATTAGGTGGCGGAATTAACGAGGTTACCAATACAATTAATGAAATAGCCAAAGCTTCGAGAAGAAACGTTATTGCTAATAGTGAGGATGTTAGTAATATGTTTGCTGCTCAGAAAATATTGGGAGGTTCTATTAAAGATATTTCTGACTCTTTTTTAAATGTTGGTGTTGGAATCTCTCAGATTCCTAAAGAGTTAGAGAAATCAATTAATTATATTCAAAGTATTGGTGGTAATACCGATGCGGTTATGAAAGATGTTCAGACTAATATGGAGAAAATGAACCGATATCAGTTTGAGGGTGGAGTACAAGGTTTAACTAAAATGGCGGCACAGGCCTCAATGTTAAGGTTTGATATGAAAGAAACCTTTACTTTAGCTGAAAAAGTTTTAGACCCTGAAGAGGCAATTAAGGTTGCGTCCGCTTTCCAAAGATTAGGAGTATCCGCAGGTTCCTTAGTTGACCCATTTTCATTAATGAATCAATCAATTAATGACCCATCAGGACTACAAGATAGTTTGGCTAACGTTTCAAAACAGTTCACTTATTTTGATGAAAAAACCAAAACATTTAAAATTAACCCTCAAGGAGTATTAATTCTTAGAGAGATGGAAAAAGCTGCAGGTATTACCCAAGGTTCATTATCTAAAATGGGATTAGCAGCGGCTGAACTCGACAAAAGAATTTCTGAAGTTAATGCTGCTGGTTTACATTTTGGTAGCGAAGAAGACAAACAATATTTACAAAATATTGCAAGTATGGGTAAGGGTGGTAAATATGAGGTCGAACTTAAAGACGGAACCGTAAAAGAATTACGAAATTTAAATCAAGAGGAGTTTGACGAACTAATTGATGAGCAAAAAAATGGACCCAAAACTCTTGTAGAAATTGCGAAAGGTCAAATGACGTATACGGAGGTTATGGCTAATGATGTTAATGCAATTAGGATGGCGGTTGCCGCAGGTGTTGTAACCCAAAGAGAATTTTTAAAAGGTTTAAAGGATGTTGGAGAAGTTGGAACATCACTTACAAAAAACGCTTATAAAGAATTAGCCAATACTGGCGAGGTCAGAGACTTTACTTCTGCCCGCCTTGGAGATATGAGAACGTTATTTTTGGACTTAACTGGTGATAATAAATCAACCAAAGAAGCATTTAAAGATTATGTAGATAATTTAAAGGGACAAGGAGTTGACATAAGTAAATCTCTTCAGGAAAAGGCCATTAAAATACTAGAAGCCAGTCGTAATGAGTTAGATAATAGTAACAGTGCCCAAAGAACCGCTAATAAAGTTTACGATACGTTAATAGGTGGCGCCAAAGTTAATAACATTCAAGGAAATCAACCAGGAAGGTCTTTAATTGATGGTAATAGGACAACGGCAATTAAAGAAACCGTTTCAAACTCTGGGTCATTAATTAACCAATCATCAAGACTTAATGTTGATGGAAAGGCAGATTTTAATATTAATATTAATATTAAACAAGACCCCCAAGAGTCGTTAACTGCAAAACATAAAGAAGAGGTGTCTAAGATAGTTCTTGACGCAATCACCAGTACTATAGGACAACAATATTTTGTAAGTCTTAATTCAAAAGATAATCCAACAAAGGCGCCTACAGGAAAAACTTTGGCAAGAATAGGTGCGACCGGGTAAAAAAAAATACCCTTAACCTATTTATTAAATAAAGATATTAATGGGAAGTCCTTTAGATTTTATAAACTCGGATGGTTTCAGAAAGAAACTAATAACTAGGAACTTAACACCTTATGCTAAGTCCCCTAACCGACCTACGCTCCCAATTAACATAGAGTACATTCAATCTGACACATCGGTTCAAGATAGTCCCGACCAACTAATCGATACGCCATCGTTTGCAAATCAACTTTACCCACTTAATCAGTATGGTAATGAGGGTGGATATGAACAAGTTCCTGACCCAGGAGCGTTGTTAAATACTAAATCAAACGAAGGTGAATATGGGTTTCAAGATGCTAACATAGTAGACCAATCCATATTCGAATCTCAAAGATGGAAACCACTTAATGTTTTTTCAAACGGAAATCAATTACCGTTAGATAGTGCACAATTTTTTGATTCATTAGGTAGACCACAAACAACCAACACATCTAACAACCAACCTTACCCAACAACATTTGTACCATCAAGTTATAGTCCGTTATCTATCTTACTTTCAAATGACCCTGGCGGTAGTAATGGATTAATGAGTCAAGATTCATTCATTGTTAAGTTAGGTGCCCAAACACTTAGAAGAGAATTTGAGGCAAGAATTGCTGCTCAAATAAGACAAGATACTATTGGAAGGGCAAATATATTAAACATTAATAGTGGAAGTGATATTGTTAACATTTTGTCAGGTGTGGTTCCAATCATCGAACCGAACTTTACAATTACAGTTACCGCGAATCCAATACTTGCGGCGGCCAATTTTGCCTTAAGGTTAGGAGGAAGCATATTACCTGTATCTCCAATACCTGGCTCATACTTCGACCCGAACATTAGTCTTAGACAACCAACCACAATCCAACAAATGACTAATGCCTTTAGAAATACAGGTGTTGGTAAATTTTTTAACAGACTATTAGGTGGTGGTAATTCTGGTTCTCAAATCATGTACAACAACATGGGCGCAGGACAGAGGTCTCGTTTGTTTAAAAATATTGATTATAATAGATACAAACCAAACTTTGAAAGAAGTGTTATTGCCAGATTAGCGGGAGCGATTGTTGGAACAGTTTCAGATAATAGTAACTATTACATTGGTTCAATTACGTCAGAACCGTCAAGAGTATTTTCGCCAGGTGGTGATATTCCTGTAAATGCTTATGGACAAGAAGTTCAATCACCTGTTTATGGACCGTCAGAATTGGCACAACTATATGAAGGACCAAGTCAAGATATTAAATTAGGTGCTAATGGGCCAACATATTCTAACGGTGGTGGTATTGAGGGTGGATTTACGTGGGTGTCACCAAAGTATAAGGGTAATGCCGGTAAGAAAGTTGGTATTGGAGGTGAAGTAACCAATGAGGACGAAGACTTTAAACCTTCATCATACAATTCAACTGAGTCAACTGAACGAACTTTTAAACAAGGTTCAATTTTAGACCAAACACAAAGAATAATAGATAGCCAACCTCAGGGTGGTAGAAGGTTACAACACGTTGGTAATGCTATTGACCAAGTAAGTAAAGTATTCCATGATGGGTACAAAGAACTTACTAAAGGTTCAAGAGTTTATAGATATGAAGGGGCTATCGGACAAGAAGTGGGTACCGAATATTGTAGAGTGTTTGCTAAAGACACACCTTACTTACAATACAATGACCTTCAAAAAGTTGATGGTGTAACTGTTAATGGTAGAAGATTTTCGGATTCGGTATTTGATAATACCTATAATCTTAACATCGCACCTAATAAAATGGAGGGTGGACAGTCGTCAACTAACTTAATTAACGGTGGTGCCGGTGGTAATGGATATGCCAAAAAATATATGTTTTCGTTAGAGAATTTAGCGTGGAGAACATCGAGTACACCAGGATATTCTGTTTCGGATTTGGCGGTATGTGAGAGAGGTCCAAATGGTGGTAGAGTAATGTGGTTCGCACCTTATGGGTTAACCTTTAGTGAAACCGTTCAGGCGAACTGGCAACCAAACGAATTCTTAGGTAGACCAGAACCAATCTACACTTATAAAAGTACTTCAAGAGGAGGTTCATTAACATGGAAAATTGTAGTTGACCACCCATCTGCACTAAATGTTATTGTAGATAAGGTGTTAGGTAACGAAACAAACAGAGTTAGAGTTGACAGTATAATCGATTCATTCTTTGCGGGTTGTAGAAAATATGATTTGTATGAACTTGCTAAAAAATATTATACTATAAAACCAGGTGAATTATCATACTTACAAGATATGATTTCTTCTAAAGAGATGACTAAGGAAGAGTTAATTTTTACCAAACAAACAATTCAGACGGGAAAGGATGCATCAAATGCGGGGGCAAACACGATATCACAGTCAGTATTAAAGACCGATGAATACTTTAAACCATACGTTCAAAAAGGTGGTTATTTTGATAACGATTATCCAAAACAAAAAACAGAACCAAACTATACTGAAATGTATAACCAGTATATTGGTGTAAAACCAAAGTATACTTCTAAAGGGGAACAATTAGGAACATTTTTTAATGTGGTGGTTACACCAAACTATAATTCATTGAAAGAATTAACCGTGGAACTTGCAAAACAATTAACACAGTATCCAAATGGAACTGTAAGTATTGTGATAAATTCAACTTGTTCTGCGCCTGCAACTCAAAGTTATAATAAAGAATTAGCCCAAAGAAGGATTGACTCTCTTATTAAATTTTTTGCCGACACAAAACCATTACAACCTTTTATATCAAATAAAAGACTTCTTATTACTGGAGCTAAGGATGTTGGTTTAACTGTTGAGGGGGAAAAATCACAAGTAGAACAATTTGAAAATGGTAAATTCACTCCTGGAAAAACAGTTAGTTGTACGGATAGTGACCCAAGTGCAAATGGTGGTGATACAAAGGCTGATTCTAAAGAAATTTTTACAACTACTGCCATGGCCTGTAGACGAGCGTACATTAGTAAAATTGAAGGAAATCTAACCGCACCTGTGGCACTACAAAAACCACAGTATCAAGATGTTGTTGTTGGTAATGTTGTGACAAATACAGTAAATGTGCCTGTGGTGGAACAAGTAAGAAGAGAAAGAAATAACATTACTAAAAGAGTATTAAGGTCTTTATTGTCTGAATGTGATTATTTTGAAACAATTAAAACCGAGACACCAATGGTGTATGATAACTTAAAAGATAAGTTAAAATTTTTCCAACCAGCATTTCACTCAACAACACCTGAAGGGTTAAACTCTCGTTTAACGTTTTTACAACAGTGTATGAGGCCTGGTGAGACAATACCTACGGTAAAACAAGATACACCACAGAGTAAACCAACATTGCAATACAACAATGCGATTAACACCTCATTTGGTGCTCCTCCTGTTTTAGTGTTAAGAATCGGTGATTTTTACAATACGAAAATAATACCGGATAATTTAAGTTTAACTTATGAGTCTTTAGACATTAATCCTGAAGGAATTGGAATACAACCAATGATTGCTAATGTTACATTATCATTTAAATTTGTTGGAGGTAGTGGTTTAAAAGAATCTGTTGATAAGTTACAAAACGCATTAACATTTAACTATTATGCTAACACCGAAATGTGGGATGATAGAGCCGATGTTACCGCTCAAGAAGATTTCTTAAAAATACTTGATAGTGAATTTTTAAAACAAGACACATTATTTTCACCACCCGCATTAAATCAGGCAACACCAAATGCTGGTCAAAACAATAATTCAACGGTAGGCACGAGTATAAGTAAGGACATTGTCGATGGATTTGAAACAGGAACATTAAGTTATTCCGATTTCATGGTTCAAGTGGTTAATAATACTCAAACATATTTTACAACAGTTGTTAATAAAACTAAAGAAACTGTTAATCAGTATAATAATGCGGTTCGTCAACAATGGATGTTACAGCGTTCATATACTCAAGGTAATTTATCTATTGATGACTCTGAGGTTGTTTTATTTGGTAAACCAAGTAATATTGAAAAACGTTTTGATACGATATTCTCTGACTTTGAAGAAAATATTAACAACGGTAGTGACCCATTCATAGAGTTTATTAGTGTAAAAAATATTGGATTCACTCCAAAAGTAATTCGTATTATTAAAGAGAATTATTACAATTTTGTTAAAAATAAAAGAAGTTCATTTCAAACCGCAATATCAAAAATTACTCAAGAATTAACAACGGAAGAACAAAGTTATTTACAAACATTAGGTAGAGTAAACCTAATTACTTTTGAAGGTGAAACCGATAAAGGTACTGACGGATACCAAGGTAAAACAGGAAACGTTATGGTATATGTTACAACGGGAACTGATAAAGTTGCCGTTAATTCAACCGCCACGGACACATTCCAAGAATTACGTGACGATATTGGAAAAATTCAAACAAACATTGGTGAATTTAATACCGCAATATGGAGTGATAGTAGTTTTACTTATGGTAAAAATAATTACACAGGTAATTTAGTTTTTGAAACGGAAACAAATGGTGTGTCTAAAGCGGTTACTGTTGAAGATGTGTTCTTACCTTTTAGTACAAATACATTGATTGTTGATGACAAAGCATTTAAGAGACAATATATGATAGTATCTGAAGATGTTTTAGACGAAAAAAAATATCAAACATTTAAAGATGCGTTAATTAATAATGTTGTTAACAACAAATCTCTAAGTGATGGAATTAATGATATTGATTTTGTGTTCGATGCTTATTGGATAACTAAAGCCAAACCAGTGTTTGCTGAGGAAAATAATATTACCAAGGCGTTTATTGATAATTTAGAAAAAACTAAATTGAAAGATTTTTTAAACTATACTCCTTTCGACAAGAAAGAGAGAGTAGTTACATATACTGTTGAAAACAGTGCGGATAACGATAATAAGAAGGCACAAGAAAATATGATTAAAGGTTTGGGAGCAACGACCAACTCAAATACAAATAATAACACTTGGAATGATAAGAATGGTTCAACAGGTGCTTACACATCAAAAGCAAAATTAAATTAATGGCATTTCAATATTGGAACCGATACAGTGATTTTTTAATAAATGGAGAACAAACCGTTGTCCCTTACGTGCCGATTACTCAAAAATCGACAGATAAAGCTTACATATATAAAGTGGCTCAAAGTAGGTTGGATAAAGTATCCCAAGAGTACTATAATTCACCTTATTTTAACTGGTTAATCCTTCAGGCAAATCCTGAGTTCGGTGGTCTTGAAAACAACATTTATGACGGTGCTATATTGATTATCCCATTTCCGTTACTACCATCTCTACAGGATTATAAAGCGGCTTTAGAAAATCATTTTTATTATTATGGTAGGTAATTTAGGACCAGACAACAGTGGTAGAATTTATGTTGAGTTTGATTACAATAATCTTATTGTAGTTGACCCTAACAAAACTGAAGATGCGTTAGGAAACATTAGAGAAAGATTAGTTGACCATGAAAATTTGGTTATGTACGCTAATCTTGAGGCGGATGTGTTGCCAAGAACAAAACTGGCGGTTGGCATTAGTCCTGAAGATAGTGGGATAAATACCGTTTCGGTCGCTAAAATGAACTTCCTTAAACCGTCAAAAAATAATTATTTAGGTACGGGTTATTATGACGAATTAACAGGTCAAAATAGTACAAAGTTTGACGGAAGCAACCAACCTGCAGAACTTGGACAACAATCGAGTGCGGGTTCAAAACCATATATTCAAAATACAGTTGCTAACGAATTAAACGTTATGGATAATGGGTTGTTAGGTATAACCAGCATTAATATAACAACAAATTCGTCGTTCATTCCAACTGTTGATATACAATTAGAGGATGTGCAAGGAAGGGCATTATTTCAGTTAGGTAATAATTCACCCTACTCGGCTTTCTTTAATTTACCTTATCCACCATTCTATCTTACCCTTAAAGGATTTTATGGACAGGCAATTAGATATCAATTAAATTTAGAAACATTTCACGCAACATTTAATTCGTATAGTGGTAATTACCGAGTTGATTTAAAATTTAAAGGATACAAATTTAATATATTAAATGAGGTTGCGATGGGACATCTATTGGCAGCACCACACATGTACTCTCAAAGATTTAACTTTGGAGCAACACCAGTTACACCACAACAAAGTAATAAATCAGTTGAATCACAATCTAAGACTCAAGCAGCCGTTGGTTCTAATAACCCAAATAGTAGTGATGCGGTGGTTACCGAATTGGTAACCGAAAGAGGGTATCAAAAAATAGTTGAAGTTTATAGTGAGTACAAAGCAAAAGGATTAATACCTGTAGACTTACCTGAACTAACATTAGTTCAATTAATGGTTAAATTAGATGAATTTGAAAAAAATATTGTAAATTCTTTTGATAAAGTTGAAGTAGAATCTTTAACTAATATACGAAACTATAAAGGTATTTTAACTCAATTTTTTTCAAATGTTAGAGGGAATTCAAATAGTTCTTGGTTTGCAATAAATTTAAACCCACAACCACTTATTTTATTTGGTGGTGATAAGGTTTATGCGTTTAAGGTTATGGACCGAAAACCAAAAGAAGATGCAATTTCTAAATTACAAAAAAACATTACAGAATATAATAACGCTTTGGCGGGAAACCCAACCGTAGGTGTTAAGGGTAAAACTCCAATACCTAATCCAATCAAATATGAAATGATGTTAATAGACAATATTGACGAATCACAAATTGATTGGGTTACAACTACAGTTACTCAGACAGGAATTTCAAATCCGACTAAAGAACAGGTTGAAAAGGTTAAATCACAATATGGTGACTTTGTTGTAAGTATTAATGAGGTTACGATTAACGGTAAAGAAAGTTATAACCTGAACAAAGAACCATACTTTATTTTTGAAGGGAATGGTAGGTTTGATTCAACAATCTCATCATTAGATGCTCAGGCAAATAAAAAGTTATCGGAATATGAATCAAAGATAACTGCGGATTTATTGAAAAAAATTGAAGATAAAGATGCGGGTATTGGATTTAAACCAACCGTTAGAAATATTATTGCGGTTATTATGGCATCCGCAGAGGCGTTCTTAAGATTGTTGGATGACGTTCACACCAATGCATGGAATGTAAAATATGACCCTGTAAGAAAAAACGCAATTTTAGATAACACTTCATCTGCGCCTGGCTCTGACACAGTAGACAACGTTTTCAGAAGACAAGGTTCAATATTGGGAAATACCGCCGCGGAAAACTCTCAAATTCCAGTATACCCTTGGCCTCAATTTTTTGTTGAGACACCTGAAGATAAAAAGGGAAGGTTTCAATTAAAATACATTGCAGACCCAACAGTTATTGATAGAACTCAAGGAGGTAACTACGCTAAATGGCCTGAGGTTGAATTTGTTGAAGAATACATCAAAGGTCTTACTCAAAAATTCCAAAACCCTATCGCTCAACAACCACTAGAAAACCAAAGGGATACTAACATTATTAATATAAACGCCATTGAGTTTCCATCTGAAGGTATTGCCTACGCCAACAAAGAAGAAGTTAAGTTTTTCTACGAAATATGGGAAAGACAATTTTTAACATCACATTATTCAGGGTTAGTTCGAGCTAATCAAAGTCAAATAAATGACCTACTTAAACTTAATATTGAGACCGAAGTTAATAATATTAAGGATAGTTTAGGTGTTAGTTCACCATATATAACTTTTAAGTTAAAAAATTATGGGTTAAATGCCAAAATCTACCCATTATTCTTGAGTAATATTTCGAATATGGGAACGGGTAGGTCTTATCAGGACTATATTAGGGATTTCTTTGTAACACCGTATATTAAGAATTTGACTGAAAATTCATTTACTATACTAAGAACTAGTGATATTGGTAAAATACCTCAAGTTGGAACCAGTTCAGACGCTCTTAGAACTTTAATAACTAATGCGTCTAATGAACCATTGGTGGTTGATACATTACCATACACTAATGAGACTTGGTGTATTAATAATTTAAATCAAAGTGCAAGTGCAACTGGCAATCAAGTTTATGATACCAAAAAAAGTTTAACAATTTTTGAACCGAGAAAAATTATATCAAATTTTAGTGATGTATATTCATATACAACTAATAGACCTGTAACCAATTTCTCATTCTTAAAGGTTAAGAATCCATCGACTGTTGCGTCTTTAGGTGGAGAATCTCAAGGAAATCGAATTAAATTAGAACAATTTTATTTAGGAAGAACTCCAGATAACTTCATCGCAACTGAAGGTTATTGTGACGGTATTACCCCAACAGAGTTATTAAGCCCAAGAAGTACCACCTCAATGTTGAATACCCCTTATTTTATCAATGCGATTCAAAATGGTGTAGATAATTTTAAGAAAAAAGATAACTACCCTTATGTTCAGGCTGCGTATTTATTTCTTAATTCGTTACCACTTGCAACATTAAGGGAAAAATATAAATCCATTTCAACAGACGACACTCCAACTGATTTGGATTATATCGCTTCTACATTTAAAAAGTTTGGAGCCATTCATAAAATTCCATACGCTTGGATTTTGAAATACGGTTCTATTTGGCACAGATATAAAAAATATAAAGAGAGTGGAGTTGATATTCTAACTAATGTATGGAAAGATTTTGATTATACGACAAATTATAATCCAATAACTAATGAAACAACAACACCGTACACATTCAAGTATGGTGGGGTTGATAGAAATATTGTTTTACAGAACGAAACCGCAACTGACGTTAATATGCAAATAGGATTTTACCCTAAATTAATTAACGACTTTAACGTATTTTATAATGGTTATGATTTGTATAATGGATATACGGATACCGAAATTCAGGATAGTGTTAATAGCGGTATGAAGATGTATGACTTTTTGGAATCAAATATTATTGGTGCTAAACAAGGGGATAAAAATTTAAGGTTAAACACTTGGTCTGTGTTATTACCTGATTTAATTCCTGAAACAGATATTAATTGTAATCCTAAAAACAATACAAAAAGTGTGGAGTATTTTATTGTACCATCTTTTGGGACACCATACAACCAAACGGCCGATTCCTGTTTAACTGATGTGACAACATCACCAGTCACTAAAGTGTCACTTAGTTCAAATAGTAGTGTCTATAATGGTTCGGTAAGATGTTTATGGTCGGCGCCAAACTATGGGTATTTTGATAATACTCAAATTGCATTCCCAAGCCCTGAATCATATTTAACTTTAATTAATACGGGTAATACTCAAACACCAATTCATTTCTTAAATGTTAATGAATATTCTAAAATTGAGGAGACATTCTCTGTATTCGAAAAAAAGATATTAGATAATTTTGAAGAAGAATTCTTAAAATTTTGTAAACCAATTACAAATAATGATAATGGTAATGAAACGGTTACCTTTGGGCAAAGTCCTGTTAATAACACAAGTAGTTTTAGAAACTTTCAATCGTTATTTAAAACGTTAATGATGGTGCCAGCACAAGTTGACGGTGTTGGTGAAGAAACTTATTTTAAAAGTGTTATTGATAAACAATACAATGTGTTCCAAACAGGAATTAAATCTTTCATGGAATACGATGTAATATTAAGATACGGAAATCCTTCAAATTATAACCGAAGAATTTTTGATTCATACCTTTCATTTAACGGACCTGCGGTTGTAACAGACCCAATAACTTTCAACCCATATGTTAAAGGTAGCCTACCAACTAAAGGGGGTAATGTAACATTAACTCAATCTAAAATCGCAAATCCTGAAGCATGGCTTGTGTTAGAAACGGAAGTAGGGTTTTCAACAATACCTAATGTTGTTTACAGTTCAAGTGGGTCTTACATTACAGACTTCTTTGTTGATAATAATATTGAATTTACACCACAGAATGTCACATTACTTGTACAAATAATTAAAATGTATGCAACACAAAAAGTTAAGTCACCAACAATTAGTGTTTCACAATTTAAAAATCAAATAGTTCAATATCTTGGGATTGAAACAGAATTACAAAACAATTTCTTAAATGGAGTTCTAACAGGTTTAGAAAGAGCGCTTCCGTCCCAACAACAGGTACCACAACAAACAATTCAAAGTGCGGTAACGGGGGAACAAAGTAAAGTTGAAAATTATGAAATTTTTAAAGCATTAAATGATAAATGGATTGCCGGTGGGGATTTTACCAACAGAACTTTATTTGAGGACATAATGTTTTTAGATAGAGCATCAAGAAATATTGGTGATACAATTTTAATAGATATTTTTGATTTAAAAAATATGTTTAATGAAAATTCATTAAATCAAGCAATGAGTGTCTATACATTTATTAGCGGTATTCTTATTAAGAATAATTTTAATGTTATGAATTTACCTGCGTATGTTAATTTCTATAACGTACAAGATGTTGATGGGACCACAATACCAAAGGGGGAAAGTCCTAGAGCTTTTGCGGACAGTTTATGGGGAACTTATTTAGATGTTGATTATAGAAAATCGGGGCCTAAGATGGTTTGTTTTTATGCAGGAAAACCCTCACAATATTTGGACTTACCAAAAGGGAATTTTAAGTTTAGAGATGACGGATTTGAAATGAGAAGATTTTCTGAAAACCCTTTAATAGAGGACCAAACAGGTAAAAAAGATTGGGCGGTTTCTAATAAATGTGTTGGGTTTACTGTTGACATCGGTATTAGAAATCAAAATGTGTTCTATTCATTTACCGTATCTCAAGACAACGGCACAGCCACCTCTGAATCGATTAATACTTTAATAAATATGGTTGACCAGTCTTCAGGTAGACAAACCGCAACCCAAAATAATAGTATCTATAATTTATACAAACAAAGAAGTTATAAATGTTCTGTTGTTTCATTAGGTAATGCGTTAATACAACCAACAATGTATTTTAACCTTAGACACGTACCAATGTTTAATGGTCCTTACATGATTCAAGATGTTCAACACTCAATTCAAGCGGGTAATTTCCAAACAACCTTCACAGGGGTTAGACAAGGAATTTTTGATTTACCTGCAATTGATAGTTTCTTACAGAGTATTAACCAAAACTTGATTACCAAATTAGAAGAATTAATTAAGGTTAATAAAGAGAGTATAACCGTAACAGGGACAACAAATGCCGTTAAGAGTAACATTATACCTCAAAAGGCGGACAACGCTCTTGACACCACAAATGCATGTAAAAGTAATGTTCTTAAAACTTTTGCGGATGCAGGGTTTGGGGATAGTGTTGTAGGAACGTTAACCGAAAAAACACCAAAAGAACTGGCTGATGTGTTAATTAAGGAAATACCTAATAGTGAAGAATTACAGATAATAATATATTGTTTATCATATATGAGGAGTTTCCAAATAACTTCCAAAAGTAAATTAGGTGCGTTTAATGGGTGGAATAATAATTTAGCAACAATATCTTTAGATACGAGTTATAATGGACTTAACACTACTTTAGATAAGTCATATAGTTGTATTAAATCTAAATCAAATGATTCAACCTCACAATCTTTACCTGTTGTTCATTTTAGTACTCTTGAAAAATATGTGAGATTTATGGCCAGTAAGTTAACTGAACCGAAAGATGAAATATTAGACATTGGATTAGCTAAATGGTATGTTTGTTATTGGCCTGACCGTAATGGAGTGTCTCCTGAATATTATGACGCAAACATAAGTAAATATGAACAAACTAGAATCACCCTACTTGCCGCAGTAGATTCTGCAGTTAAGGTTGGATTATCAAGTTTGGAAAACTCAAAAGACTTGAAAGCAACCATTAAAAATGTAAGAAT